GTCATAGTCGAATGGCGTGACATAATCGCAACAGCGGGGTGGGAGCGGGAGATATCTTGCCCCACCCTTTTTTCTGTGGGGTGGTTAATAAGTCAGGATGATGACACGATTCTGATAGCAAACACGAAAGACCCAGATGACTTCATGGGGGAGGGCGACCCCCCTATCTACTACGGCCTTACTCGCTTTCCTTCTGGCGCTGTCGTTGCTGTTCAGCGAATTTCGCAAGTGGAATCCCCCACTGCTTTTCAAAGATAACACTCCAGAAAGCACCGCTAGGAGCCTGTTGTAGTTTACGCTTCCAGCAGTACAGTCCAAAGTGCATCCTTCTGCTCTCAGCCCACTCCTCTTCCTGTGCTTTAGATGGGTTTATCAAGTAACTCTTGCGTACAGATCGGCTATATTCAGTAACTTATCCTGAGTTAATCCATAGCCTTGGCCGTGTCCCAAGTCGATGATATTCTCTTTCGCTATAAGTTGTTCTTTCGTAGCGTACCCTACAATAGTATATTCTGGGAACACTCCAGTTACTAGCAAATAAATGCTAACCTCGTCATCTCTGGCGTTTAATTTAGCCAGCAGCCTTCCTGCTTTGTACCTCGTAGTTTTCACATCTATCTTATGTCCGTTGTACAGTATGTCCCATCCAGCATCCGGTTTTAACACAAGGCTTGGGTATACGTTTAGCACACGGCTTACTGCAATTTCCCCGCCTATACCATCCTCATCAGTTTGCCATGATGGTTGGTTACCTATCTGCTGATCCTTCCTTCCAACCGCCCTAGCAATCTCGTATCTCATAAGAGCAAGAGACTTACAAACAATTTGCTCTGCACTGTTGAGTACAATGTTCACCGCAGTATTGCTCTCTGGGTAATCGAATGTATGGCATCGTAGTACCCCTCGCTGTCCAGACCCTCCAAAGTGATTACGCCTCTCCACCACTGGTACTCTATATCCCTACACCAGTTCTCTGAGTATTGCGGATGGGAATAGCACCCTGCACTCAGCCCGAATATCTTTTGTCCATCAGGCTTGGTGGATTCTTGGTGACTAATAAGGTGGCTGTGGCCCTGCACAGAAGAGCAATGTAATTTGTTCATCATTGAGTTACCTATGTTAGTGCCTGAAATAGGGCGACCCATTGCCCCGGTTGTAAAATAATGGCTGAACGAGATACCCTTTATAGTTAAGCAATCTTTGAATGGAGTACACTTCCAGCCAAACTTCTTGTACTGAAGATCATCAATAGATATTGCGCCGTCTAGTTCAGGCGAACTATTGATAGCCCTAGTTATTCTATCCTCATGGTTNCCTAACGTCATGTAGAGTTTAGGTTTATACTGCTTGACTTTCTTTTTTAGCAGCATCCTATTAAGTTCTTTTATGGGGGCGAACAGTTTTTCTTGGGCATCAATTACTGCCGCAACGTCCTTGCTGTACCGCCTACCTTCAAACCCTTTTGTTCCTCTGTCGTAGGAAGATAGGGAAGGCAGGTCAGCCATGTCCCCAAGGCACACCACATACTCCGGCTTCTCCTGAGCGATGTACTCTCCCAACCCTGTAAANCTATCATTGTCATAGTCTGGGTTTACATGGGGGTCGCCGATAACGAGTAGGTTCATTATATCTGCTCTCCAAGGTCATTTGAATGGCCTTTAAGGCCGTTTTTTGAGGTTTGCGTCACTGGCCTAACCCCCCATAGGGGGCAGGTGCGTATCTCACAGTTTTCGACCTGTTTAAGCCATGTACCATCCTCGACAGGGTCATAGATACACTCCTTACAGTGGTCGTTTACCGCCTTTCTTAGGAACTGTCTGCTCATCAATTAACAAGGCTTGGTTTCTCAAGCAGGTCTTTCACTGTCTCCCACAGAGCGTGTTGCTCAACTGATTCTGACTCAGAACCTCTCTTTTCCAAGATCGCTTTTACGACAGGCAGTTGCTCTCCTTCATCAAGAAGGTACTCAGACACTGCTACCGCAGCATCCACATGGAAACAAAGCATCTCAGCCAGAATTTTTACGTTTGCCACGATGAAGCCCTCCTTTTAGTCTGCGTTGTAAGGCTATTGCAGCGCGAAAGGCCACAAAGTCCTCTCCTATCTGATCCGACCTACTCACTTGGCATTTGCCAGTTTTCTTATCGAGCCTAAGAATGTAGGTACACTCGACCTCTCGATCATAGATTAATTCAATCGCCTTAGCATAGGCTGCACATTGAATGTGATGTTCCGGGTAAGTCTTACTGGAAGTTTTAAAGTCTATCACACAGAACTCGTCATTAACTTCCGCTACAGCATCCACAGTCCCGGCATACTTCAGTTCAGGATGGTAAATCTTCTCCTCTGCGGAGATGAATTTAACGTTGTTGTCTGCGTACCACTTCCTGAAAGCGCTGATAGAATTTTGCGCTTGCTTGTTATCTGGCTCGTCCGGTAAGGAGTCGTAAGTCAGAGCATTCTCACCCCCCAGTTTAAACTTAATGCACTCCTCTATGTATTTATGAACAGAAGTCCCTATATCGGCTGCATCGCTTGAGATAGTCCTATGCGACTCCACCATACCCTTAGCAACCTCGTCTACAGACAAACCGCTTAGGGAGTACAAAGGCATCTCCATTGGGGCGGTCACCTCTACAATCTGCTTCTTGAAATACTTGCTTGCCTCAAGTGCAGACCAGTATACAAGAGCGGGTTTTGCTATGACTCCAAGTATCTGGGTTGCGGATGGGATAACCTCCTCGCTACCGGAGAGCCTATAGATATGTTCTTCAGGAAAGAAGTCTATACCTTGAGTCTCCCCGTTAGCAAAGAAAACAGTATGAGTAAACGACTCGTCTGTCATGTTAATCCCACTGGCCCCCAGAATCCATCGACTTTTGAGGAGTCTCTGACTTATCCCCTCTGTTTCTCTTGTAAGCGTCAGGGTCAAAGTCTATGTTAATTTTAACATAGTCCTTTCCATTTTGGGAAGTGTTGTTCCAACCTGCTACCTTGACTACAACCCCCTTCGCCATACCATCACCCGTCCAATCTGGGTGTCTATCAAGAGTTTTGTAGTCGTTGTGGTACAGTCGAATTTGGTTATCTGTAGGTTTTTTAAAGTCCATCTGCGCTTCGTTCTCCTGTTGTTGTTGCAGTAGTTGATCGTTATGATACCACTGCTCTTCAGTTAACTCGTCTGGATTCATTATAAAATCCTTGATTCCGTTCGAGCATTCGCTTGCATAGTTCGCCACACTTCTATCGTAGCCTCCATTGTTTTAAACTGCATGGCGAGTAAATGTTCTTTCTTTATCGCTTCCGCCTCTCCGTCAACGACAATAAGATATGATCCCTGTGTCAAAGCATGGGCCTGTCTATCAGCCACAGACCCTTTAGGGGCAAGAAGAAACAGACGGGCTGCCTCAATCTTTTTATATTCCTTTATTTGCTCCTTCTGGGCTTTCGCTTCAGCAAGTTGCTCACAGTTGTCGTGCATGAACTGCAAGGCTTCTAGATGGTCAATCATGTTGCGGATAATACCCCACTTCTGAACGCCTTGTCAAGCGTACTGAAGATAAAATGTGGCTGGAAGTCTATGATGTCTCTACCCCCGTTGTGCGCCCTGTCATGGCAGGTATAGCACAAGGGCATAACAAGGAAGTCGTTAGCCTTCATGCCTATCCCTCCTCCCCCATGAGGACTCCATGCGTGTTTTAGATGGTGCGCCACAATGGTGTCATCTTCTATCCTACAGTTAGAGCAAGGAAGCGTGGCTACCCAGTTGGTGTACTTCTTGCTGACCCAGCGCTTTTTCTTCTCAATCATATTTCACACACTCCCGCTNTACAGGCTACCTCTTGACTTGCGGTTGTGTTATCCATCTCCTCCTCAAAACTCCAGTTGATATGCTCCGGCATTAGTTTCTCTTTTGCCTCGTACTCTTCCTCAGTTATATCCTCATAGGGGGCTTGCTCGTACACATGGCCCTCGTCAGCCGATGGTAGGAACGAGATGCCGTTTACCACACCCCAATTCTCCCATATCCAAGCGCCGACCTGCGGCCACTGATCCTCCGGTATGTAGCAAGTCATTGAGGGTTTGTGTTCACACCAGTGAAGAGATAACTTCTTCCACATCGCTAACTGATCGAACGGCGTGATGTCGTGTCGAGTTGTAGACGTTATTGGAGAGGCTATCGGGAACTCAAAGACGTAGGTTTCCTTATTGAACTTGTCTATCTCGTAAGGCACACCAGCATCTATCATTACTTGGGCCAGCGGGTCTTTTATATCATTACGAACTCTTCTTACATACCAGCGGGAGTGTCTGGGATGGCAGCCTGACGCACTGTTGACTAATTGACTAACCGTNCCACTGGGTTTTACACANGTGATAGCGGTAGCGGGGTTGATCTTCAGCCTNGTGGCCCACTGTTTATTCACCGCTATAGCGTGTTTCTTTAATCGTTCAATGTCGCCGTGATAGGAGGCTTTAAAAAACTCACTATCCCATATACCAGTTAATGAAACACCCAACAGCCTCTCTTCCTCGCAGTTATTCTTCCAAACCTTGCGTAAGAATTTGAAATCGGTAAGAGCGGATTGCAGAGTGCCTAAGACTGTAGCGGCCTCTACCTTAGCCTCTAAAGTTCCGTAGTCATCTTCAGGTCTTACCACAACCTCTGTAAGGTTGCAGAATTGTGTGGATCGTAACACTATCTCGCTACAAGGATTTGTGCCGAACTCATGGTCAGTGTCTCTACGCTCTGGGGCCATGTCCTTACAGGCTTGCCTGTTAAAGACTCCACGCTCTCCAGAGCGCGACTCATATATTGCATTCCACTCACGCATGAATGCGCCGACATCAGGCTTCTCAGTGTAACAGATAGAGTTGTTAGCCAGTGAGCGTTGCGGGTTCTCGACAAACCAGTTCCCCATCTTAGCGTGGCGCATACGTTCATCACTGTGGTTGGATAGGTTTATCATGGCCGTCCGGCGAACCCCGCCGACCACAACGCACTCCCCTATGTAGCACATGACATCGTGTAACTCAATAGAATTTAACTTCCTACCAACCGATCCCCTAAATACATTAGTTATATTTAACAATGACTTAGCAAATGGTTCAGGGCCACTTGCGCGACCCCCAAAGGTCTTTAAGGGCGATCCCGCAGGGCGTACCTTAGACATATCTACTTTGGGAACTTTCCCGCTATAGAGCAGACGAACGTACTCGTCTAAGGCAGTTGCCCACCCTAACTTAGAGTCACGCACTCCGATGACTGTATCGGTGTCGTGGAATTCTTCAGCAACCTCCGGCAGTTTATGTATGTGCTGACGCTCAACACTAAACCCTAGCCCAGTACCGTTCATCTGGATATACAGGGACTCTCCGAACACTCTGATGTTGTCAACAGCAACGTAGGCACAGTTATACCCACAAATATTATCGCGCTCAAGACTAGGCCCAGCAGTCATTAAGGCTCTCATGCTAGGCATGACTTCTTTATCCTTGATTAACTCCCGTATACCAGACAGTTCTACGCTGAACTTATTACCCATGTAATCACAGTACCTATCGACTGTCTCATCCCACGTCTCTCTGCGTTTCTTATCT